TCTGAACCGCCACCTCCAGTTTCAATTGACGGAGTATTTGATCCAACCAATTGAAGGTCTTGAATGCTATTAATTTTATTACCGTTAAGATTCAAGTTTGCATCGGCAGCCCCAAGATCTGAGACGTTTACATCTCCCTGTGCCATGGATACGTCTCCCCAGGAGATGTTACCAAGTTCAACTCCATCGAGTTGATCGGCGTTCAGGCCCGATCCAGACCCTTGGTTTATCGAAATAGAAACAGTACCGTCTCCGTCATCAGAGACAGACAGATTTCCTTTAAAGTCAAAGTCGGTAACGGAACTATAGAGTTGCGTTCCACTATCACTTGCTCCCGATCCAAGATCAGAAGCATGATTTCCGTCGAGGAGATCAGCGTGTAGTGTTGAGCCACTCCCATCATTCCCAGCGTGCCAGGACTCGTTACCGCCAATAGTGGTTCCACTAATCAGTGATGCACCCGTCTCAACCTCGTCGGGTCGTACACCCCCATGGTCCTCCTCGTAATGTTCGTGAATACCTTCGAGGAGGTCAACGTACTCGGCGTCTGGCCCAAAACTACCAGCAGGATCGCCTGCTGTAGCATGTGTTACTTCCGTATCGTGTGTCGCTTCATGAACACATTGTGCACAAACAACACGTTTGCGCTTTCCGTACGTATCGTGATAATCGATGTATCCGTACGCTCCGTCGAGTTCCTCGAATTCGACGACTCCAACGTAACGCTCTTCGTCAGCGACAACTTGTACGATCGGGTCGACGTCATCACCAACAAGTTCTGCAACAATTCTATGTGCAGTTTTCGTTGTAATATCAAAGGCGTCTACGAACGACTGCTTAACATCTTCCCGTGGGTACAGGTGCCCCTCTCGATCGTGAAACCATTCTGCGCCTTGTCGAACGCATTCACTCGCTTCGACACGCTGGGACTCGGCTTTCTCGATGATAGAAGTTGCTTCTTCCGGCATGCGACATTCAGCGAGCCTTGCTCGCTGAAGGAGCGTTATTCTGCCTCGGTAATCAGTTCCTCAGCGTCTTCACCAGCAGGCTCTGCCGGGGCCTGGTCGCGTGCACGCTCGACACGGCGATAGTACTCGTGAATCAGATCCTCAACATCATTACGAACTTGTTCGGTGTAGTTCTCACCAAGTTCCTCCTCAAGTTCCTCGTGGAGGTCCTTATGAAGCGATGCAATCTCAATAGTAAATTCTTCTGCCATAGTCGATCAGCGACGTTGACGTTCCGCGACAAAATAGGGTTCTTACTTATCCGTATGTACTACGTCAACTTAAACCTTTCGACTCTATAGGGACGAATTCTCAGTAAGAGTTCCGGCCGTATTAATATTACCGGAACTGTCGATCTCCGCCTGCTTCGTCCCACTGCTATACCAATCTGCGAGAACAGTGTTTGGTGAATCGACCGACAGTGTACCACTCGAGACGTCGACGTCTCCACTCTCGTGGAAGTCAGCGATAGTTGTTCCGTCACCGTGTGTGATTTGTACGCCACCAGAGCCGCTCCCATCGCCACGCAGAGCGAGATTTGCTGCGGACGAAGGGGAAATAGCATCGACGATACTCGATCCGTTAGGGACCTCGAGATTACCGTTCTTATCGATATTGAGACTCCGGAGGCCGTTGCCATCGTCAAGGACGAGTTGGGATGTACTCTCGTCGTAATCAAAGATGAAGTCGTCGTTGAGCCCAAAGGTCAGGGTCTTCGCAGAGAGCGCAGGTTCCCTGTTGACGAGCGTTTTCGTCTGGTTGGCCGTATCAACTTCACCGATCTTAAATTCGGTCGAGGATGCGTTTCCTGTACTTGTGTATGAAGTAATTGTTGGCGAGTCGTTCGTCCCAAAATTCGGTGTAACGTAGATATGATTCACATCGCTACTAACGAGTGATTCCGTAATTTGAGGCAGTTGGATCGCATAGTTCGCGGTAAGTCGTGTCTCACCGTTCCTGTCAGTCGTAATCGTATTACGTGAGATATAGACTTTACCTGTTGAGACTGTTACGCTCGGTGTGCTATAGTCAACACTAAATGTAAGCCCTCTTTCTACGTAATCAGACAGATTGTCCTGCCCAATGAGAGTTGCAAAACTTTCTGCATCAGGCGCGTCGCCGTTCTGTGGGAAGAGAAATTGTTCAGCCATATTATATCACTTAGTTTTCAGTAACAGTAAGCGTCATTTCGAACGTTTTTCGATCTCCCGATTCAAGTGTCACACCAGAACGAACTTCTCGAACAACAAGCCGCCCGTCCGTTGTAAATACCCCAAACTCCGTAACCGTAGTCCCAGCAGATACTTCTGTCCCGCCCGAAATAGTGATCGAGCAGTCTATCTCTCCATTATTCGATGAGTCCGAGATAGTCACATTACTATTGTCGACTGAAGATCGATATACCTCGTTTTCAAGCGACGTATCGCTATTAGACGGGGATGTTGTACCCGTACCAACGGCTATCTCGTAGAGGTCAGTAATAACTACCTCAGAAATCGCCTCCTTACCAGTATCAACAAGTACAGAAGTCATAGAGCGACAAAATCGACTACGTAGATTTTTGGTCCGTTACTGGCCGAGTTGCCAACTCCCACCGAGTTGCCATTCAGTATTTCCTAACCCAACTGTTGTCGATGTATTATTGAATGAACTGGGTGTAACAACAATATCAGCGCCCTCAAGAATAATATACGGCGGTGAACCAAGTTCAACTCCGGACGGATCGGCCAGTTCGGCCATGTCATTGATGGAAGACGCGATGAATCCATCACTGACGTTTTCTACACGAATCGTGTATGAGTTATTCTTAAAGTCTTCGTTGATGGTAATATTATCTGTCGTCGTCCCGATACCTGCTGCAACAGCGAACTTCATACCGGGCTTTGTTCCCCGACCGCTGAAACTCTGTACGATCGATTTGAGATACGTTCGATACTCTTGATCGTCACGACCACGACGTCGTCCAAGTTCACCGAATAGTCGTCCGATTTGATCTAATTCATCCCCGGTAGCAGCATCAATTTTCCGGCTCTGATACACATCATTGATCTTCTGATCCAGGTCCTCCAACTCTTTATCGTGAGAATCTATATACTTATAAATAACAGTATCTTCTTCACGTGGAAGAATTTCGGGGATGTTATCAATAAGATTACCAGTTTTAATATTCATATCCTATCACCCACTCACTTCTGTTACGGACATAGTCCCAGGAATTGCAACTTCTCGGGATGCAATCTGCATATCTCCTTTCACATCGTACGTAACATAGAATTCGACACCGTCACTGGGGCTACTACCGCCAATACCCCAATCGATGCCATCGACTGACCCATCACCATCAGTGTCAACTTCTTCAAAATCCGTTCCCTCGGTGTACGAATTTCCGTTAGCATCCGTCACGTTATTGATCCCATCAGTAACCATCTGTTTGTTGAGAGAGTATTGCGTTGTCCCACTCTGATACGTGTGTGGTTCCTGGTAGATTTCAATGTCGAGGGATTTTACGTATTCGGCAGTGTTATCACGAAGTGATCGAAGAACGATTTGATCACGCACCACGTTCTGGTTCATATTGAGATCTTCGAGATAGCGCTGGTAGCGATCTTCGATAACACTTGTGTCAAACCCTGAGCCGACAATATTGGCTGTGATATTAACAGTGTATTTAGCAGGGCGAACAAGATTGTGTTTAATCCCTACAGGACGTGAATTATCTATTGCGTCTTGTACTTCTGTCTCTCCCCCACCGTCGACAATAACGTCGACATATGGCGGTGAGGCACTTGTGAACTCTTCGATATATACGTCCGTACCCTGAACGTTATTTTGGATGTATCCTTCAATACCGGCTGTCGTTCCACCTTCTGAAGATTCGTTGATGGAACGTTTGATGTCATCTCGGAGACTCTCGTTACCCTGGCGATCTTCACCACCAGATGTGGAATCATTATTGACAACATCCGTAACACCAGCAGGCGGATTGGGTAAATAGACGATCGTCCCGCTCCCAACGTTGTATTCTTCACCGATCTCTGTCGCCTCGATAGGGGCTGTTACAGTTGTATTTCCCGTGTCAGGTGACACATCTTCTGTCGTAGTGAATTCGTAGAACTCACCATCAGAGCCTGGTTCGGTCGCAACAGATGTCCCTTGTGGGACTGTTACCGAATCACTGGATACGGTAAAAGTAACTTGTCCGGTTGCATGGTCGCCTGGGAAGCGTTCAACCCCGACAATTTTCGCGAGTTCGTCAAGGTCCGAGTCCTCCATATATTTATTAATTTCATCAGCCGAAACATAGTCTGTATTAACCCCAAGGTCCTCGAGATCCTTCTCTTCGAGTTCGCGGCCTGCGTATTCGACCCAACCAGACAACTGAGTCGCAAGTAACGCTACTTCGTACTCGTGGAGTTGCTCTGCGAAGACATCGTGCGTCCAGACGTAGTTGAAACTCGTCTCTACAAAATTAGTTAATTTTTCAATACGTCCAGAGAGACGACTCCGGAGGGATTCATAGACCGTATCCGTATCTCGAGGCTGATAAACCATAGAAAAACACCACTAAATTATATTTGAATAACTGCTTCAAGTGTCTCATCGCCGACTTGTAACTCCATAACGATCTCCATCTCGTCAGATTCAACCGGCCTGGCAGAAACAGAGACAACATCATCAACCCGATCGTCAGCACGGGCGATGCGGGCGGCAAGTATCTCGACGTCCTTCATGTATTCCGGCTGATTCCGGAACCCACGAATTCTGTCGAGATTTCTGATCATACGAAAGGCCAGGTCCTTCTCCAACTCGGAGGTCCCTTGCTCGTACCCAATGTCACCCGTTTCATCAATCACAAGATCAAGTGTAGAATCGAGAGAGATACCGGAGCCTAAGTCAGCCATAGCGACAGCAGGCTTGTGGCCTGCTACATACTCTATCGGAATGAACTACAAAAATGAGCCCCGTTGGAAGGAAGGGTCATCCCCCAACCCCCTGTATTTGGTTATGAGTTCTGTGCACTTAAACCTTTCGGTCAGTTCGAACTGACGTTCGAACTTCCGCTTGTAATCTGCCCACTCCCAGTACTTCCATCAGAGAGCGTTACTTCAACGGAGTCACCCTTCCTCGCGACAGGGTCGCCCCCAGATCCTGCGAGATTGATATCTCCATCAGCGTTAATGTTGACGTCTCCAGTCGTATCAATATTGATAACCGGGCTTGAGCCCGAGTCGTCGATCTCTACCCTGGCTTCTGGCGAAGCCAAGTCCCCCTGACCCTTTCGAGCCAAGCGTGCAACATCATCAGATGGGCTCAATTCTAAATAGAGGTTATCGGACACGCGAAGACGCCAGTCGCCCGCGTGTCCGAGAGGCGCTCGCTGTTTGTTCGTGTAGACGATGTCTTGGATGAAGGGTTTCTCCCCGTCTCCATCCATAAATCCAACCAGAACGACGTCCCCTTCCTCTGGGATACGAATGTGTCCGTTATAGTTCGTAGTGATGCCAACGTTACGTCGTTCGTGATTCTCGTCACGGAGTAAGACGTTTACTTCGTGGTTCGACGGCTTGTCTGCCGAGTCTCGGACATTGACTGTGGTTACTTGACCGATTTGCGGGAGTTTCTCCCGCTCTCGCATCTGCTGTTCTCGAATCTCGGGTTCTCTATCAAACACCATTATGCGTTAGCACCATAACTGTTGAGCGCTTCCATATCTTCTTCAGTGAGGTTCCGTTTTTCGGGCTTTGCGTTGTCGATTACGTCGCGAGTATCTTCGTGTGACATCCCGAGTTCGATCTCGGTCACGTACCCATTCTGCGCATCGACCTTATGGCGAACAACTTGTGCCATATATTCACCCTGAATCGTATCATCAAGGTTTGCGTCTTCGGGAACGTAGACAGTATCGAACGGTGTAATTGTTTCATCACCAACGATTGTCACTTTCCCTTCTTTCAGGTCTTCGGCGAATTCCCCAATCTTCGAGTTCATGAAGGCCTCGACCTCTGCCTGGGTAGTCAGATTCTGGTCTTTAACTTTGAACTCCTTGATACGCTTATCTTCTTCATCTCCGTAGGTGATGCGCGCGGACGATTTGATCTGGTTGTGCGCGTACATAGTGGCTGCTTCCTGACCTTCTTCAGAGGTCGGTGCCCCACCAAACACAACAACTTGATTACCGGCCGCTTGTCCATCTCCGAGCGAAATCTCCTTGATTCGGTCGAGATAGTGCCAACCCACTGGCGGGTCAGGGCGCATCTTTACAACATTATGCTCGTCAACCCACCAATACGCGTCGAGCCGCTTGGCAATATCATCAAGAATATACGACAACGAGCGATTTTCGTATTCATGCTGCGTCGGACCATTGTCGCCCCGATATTGCCCAGTCGCGCGTTGAATATCGTTCGGGACACCATTCCGGTAGAGTAGCCGACGAGCCATATATGCGTTGTAGTTCAGGAAAACACCTGTCGAGACGTTCTCCTTAATTTGATTCATTGTTCGTGTATGGTCATAGGCTTCAACCGTGTAGACGTGATTGTGATTTCGTGTTGCACGAACAGCCTCTCCGGTGAAGATCAGATTGCCGTTAATACGAACTCGTGTTCTATCACCTTCATCGGGCACGTTTCCGTGTGTAAAAATGCCCTTGATCTTGGCATAGTTTGCATCCTTTGTCTTCGATCGCTCGACTTCGATGCTCGTCGCTTCGAATGTCTCAGACTCGAAGTGTACTTCTGCGTCGATCGTTTCAACACTGATTGATTGACTACTACCCGACGATTTCGATGGTCGTATGTCATCTGTTGTCATTGCTCACCCACCCATTAAAAACCGAAAGATCCAAAGACTGAATCAAATGTAAAGCCACCTCCTCCGGTGGTATCATTGTCCTCGCCACTTGTATTGATTGTATCCGTCACTTCCATGCATGTAATTTGGCAATCGTAGAGCCAATTCCCGTTGGAGTCTTTTGCTTTCATTGGATCGGTCGCTGTATCTGTGACAATAACATCACCGGACCAACGCTCTGAACGAAGTGTGATTGATGTATTTAGATCGACGAACTGATCGATTTGTTTAGCCTCACTGCGCGTACAGACACCAGAGATGTTTACTGTATCCGGCTCTCTCCCGATCTTCTGTACAACAACATCATCATCAATAAGATTATGTTTTGTTGTGCGAGCAGACGTGTCGACAGAAATATCTGGCTGCTCGTATGTGAAATTAAGACTTCCAAGTCGTGTTGGATCGCGTCCTTGAGACATAGAATATCACCTCAGTATCCTCGCCGATTGCGCCGCCGACGACGCATTTCGCGATCGACATCACGAGCCGTTTCACGGGCTTCTTGTTTTGACATCCCCCGCTCCGCGTTAACAGTAATATTATTGTTATTCACGACACTCGGCGGGCCGATCTGTGGGCTTCTCTTCGCAGTAACCTGGCCACGTTGTCCACGGCCGGAGCCAACGTTTCTACCTCGGCTATTGAGATCTGGTATGGCATCGCCCGCCATATCTGCGCCCTTTTTACCCCAATCCATAGCCGTTCCAATGGGGGAATCTTCTATCGCTTTCTTCGTGTCTTCTATATTTTTCTGGAATTTCTCGATCTCCTTGTTGACGCGGGCAATTTCATCCGAGACAGCGTTTCTGAACCACTCACCGAGTACCTGGAACAAACGCTTCAGGGTCTCGAGGGGGTGTGTGAGCGCCCATAGTGTCTCGTCGAGGAAACTGAGAGTCGCTCTGACGCCAGAGATATCTGTAATAGCATCCTTGAAATCGTTCCACTTCGCCATGATCGCATCCCACTTCTGGATCAGAACACCAAGGACCGTGATGGTGAGAAGAAGTGGATTCACGATGAGGATGAGAGCACCTGCAAGCATCGCTGCATACTTCGCTCCCTTAAACAACAAGACGAAGAAATCTTCGAGGAATCCGAACTGTGAGAACCAATCTTTGAATTTTTGGAACGGCTTGATGAATAACTTGGTAACTGCTTTACTGATAACACTACCCGCTGCTCGGACAGCCCATCCGAGTCCTTTAATAAGTATAGACGCTCCTTTGATGAGACCGGCCAGGCCTGTTAGGAAGTAACTGAGAAGGCCCGTTCCTTCCTTCGTTTCCTCGAGTTTTGTGACAAGCCCATCAAAGTCGGTAATAGCCTTATTGACAAAGGTTAGCACGCCACCTATGGCTTTCTTCGTCGCCTCGATCGGGTTCGTCAAAGCCCACAGAGCATCTTGGACCCACTCGACGCGATCGATGGCTTTCTGTAGATCACCAGTTAGGTAGCCGATCGCGAAGATAAGGCCCACAATCGCAGCAACGATCGCTGCGATTGCAGCCGGTACACTCCCAACTGCAACTACAAGTGCACCGAAGGCAACACCGAGTGCCTCAGCCACAGAGCCAGAACTCAACATAAGTCCAACAACGGTCGAAAGTCCCGCCGCAACTGTGGCAAGACTTCCGGCGAGACTCGATCCCCAAGCCGCAATACGGGCGAGTACACTCGCAAGACCGCTCGCGGTAGTAGAAAATTCTGTGAGCCATCCAGTGAACCCAAGAGCACGAACACGTCCGATCGATGTACCTAATCGTCCAAAGACGCCAGAGAGCCATTTAATGGCTCCACCCATCTTAAAGGCTCCAGCGAGAACTGTAGCAACGAAGGTAGTAAATGCAACATCACTTTCCCCGATTGAAGATGCCATCTCATCACTCACACCAGGGATAACACTGAGGAGGCCTTCGAACGCTGCTTTGGCCTCATCAAGGGCACCTGTCACGTGGAGGAGAGCAACAGCGATAGCAGTTAGAAGGAGCACCGTACGGGTAAGAGACGCAGCAATGCCCATACTCTTCAGGGCAACAATGGCTGCTTTCGCTTCAGAGACAGCGAACGCAACCATGAAGAAAGCACCTGCGAGTTGAATCGTATCCTCATCAACTCCATTGAGCCAGTGCCCGAGTTGGGCTCCTGCTTCAATTAAAACTGCGAGGTGTGGAATGATAACTTCGCCAAGGATCACACCGAAGTCGGCCAGGGCCGACATAAGATCGAAGAGAGCCCCGAGAAGGTCGATAATGTCATCACCAATGGCTGCGCTGGCATCGGACCACGAGTCGATAATATCAGGAATCTTGCCGCCGACGACAAGGAATGCTTCCGTAATAATCGGAAGCACTTGTGCAGTGGCGTCACGAAGGGCGTCGAGTGTCCGGGCCAATCCACCCGCCTGCGCGTTCGCCCCAAGGATAGAGCCTCCTATCTCGTTGAAGAATTCCTGTACTTCCGGGAGCGCCAGGATATCACGGAAGCCAACAGCAAGAGTTCTGACGACGTCGACAAGACCGCCAAGTACGTCCATGAATGCTTCCATGACTGACGTACCGTCGGCTAACTGTCCATGGACTAACGGCTGCATAGCGTCCGCTATGGCCCGTCCGAGGGCTTTCATGATGATCATCATCCCCTCACTCGTTCCCTCGACGGAGGCAAACTGCTGGTCCAACGCCTGGGCCCAGCCGAGCATACCACCGGCCATGAGTCCAGCGAACGCACCACCGGCTCCACCAACAGCAAGTGCCATGCCACCGAATGCCTTTGTCAGTGACCCCAGTACAATACCGAGTTCGGGAAGCGTCTTCACGAGGTCGGACAGTGAGACGTGTAGAATACCAAAGTCGGCGGAGAGTCGTGCCGATGAAAACCCGAGTTTGTCGAATGCATCATCCGTGTCATCTGAGGCTTCTCTGACGTTATTGAGACCACCGTCTGTCGCCATTAAAGATGCATTGAGGGCCTGCACTTCTCCAGCAGACTCAATCGCTTCATCACCAACCTCGTCGATCTGATTGGCGAGACTCATCGCAGTCTTGTTAGAAATGACCTGATGAGTCGAAAGTTCGTTCAGGGATTTTGTAAGTGTCTTTACACTTATCACATCACCCTTATCAACGACACGATCGATTGCCTTTCCAAGGGCGTCGGCTTCAGCCGCATTCTCAGGCTCGATTGCCTCCTCGAGCGATTCACGGAACCCCAGAATATCAACGGCCGTTTCGGAGAATTCCCTCCCGAGATCCTCAATTCGTTCCTTACTTACCCCGACGATCTCGCCTTGTTTAGCGAGTTCGTAGCGTGTCCGTCGAATCGAATCACGCCAAGCCTCGGCGGACGAAACGTCGCCGGAGTCAATCATGTCGTCGATTGCTTGCTCGAGAACCTTCGCTTCCTGCGTCGTTGACTCAGGAATGGCTTTCTCGAGCGTACTGCGATACTGCGCGGCAGAAGAACTCCCTTCCTGTAACTCATCAGAGACTTCGTCCAGAGATTCCTCTATCCGTTCGAGCGTGGGAGTTACCTTGTCCTTGAGGGTCGCAATACCCTCGATGCTAAAGTCTACCATGTCTTATATTCCAGACGGAGTCCCGGCTCCACCGGGCATCATACCACCACCGCCGGACATCTGCTGGTGGAGTTGCTGTTTATTCTGTGCTTCTTCGTCAGCGCCTTCTCGGACTTTTGTTCCTTCGAGAAGCAACTGAAATTGAACGTCATCGAGATCTGCGATACTGGCGTCTCGCAGATATTGCTCCATACCAGTTCCTTCGCACCTGGCACACTCAACGATCCGCCCGGAGGAAGGCTCGTGGGGATCTGCTACGGCACCTGTACCGTTACACGGGACACAAGGTTTCTCGTCCTCGACCTGAAATGTGTACCCCTTTTCGTGGGCTACAATCAGTTCTTGGCCGAGTCGAGTCCGTGAAAATCCTTGACTTTCCCCGTACTTTCGAAGGACATTTCAATAACTTCTGCACCAAGCGGGAACAGAACCTCGAAATCGAGTTCGCTGACAATCTCCTCGATGTGGATCGAGGTAAGATTCTCATGCTCAATGCTCTGCGAGCAAATATTCTCGAACGCCTGGATCGTGTCCCCATTGACGTTCGTCATCATATTCTCTTCACGGGCTGCCTCCTCTGCTTCATCAGGATTGTCTGCTTCGGATAGTGTCTCGAGCATCTCATCCGGAAGGCGGTTAATTTCGTCAAGAAGCGCCTTCCGTTCAACAACTGTTAGTTCGACATCGATGGCTGCCCCATCTTCGTTCTCGAGAGTAATCTCTGTCGTTTTACTATCTCCACCGACGACCCGTTCATAGAAGTCCATTGCTTCAACTTGTTCCATAATTGCAAAACACCCTTTGCGGCGAAAATAATTGGAGTCCGGTACGATTACTCGCTAAAGGACATTTCCTCCGCAACGAAGTCATACGTCACGGAAACCGTATCATCGGACGGCATGTCCTTGGATCGCGAACTAACAAGACAGTTTTTGAACGTCGTTGTTCGACTACCCTCTCCCTTCGCATACTCCTTGACAACGATATTCGGACGCCGAGGTTCCATTTCCTCGTGGTAGTAGGCATTCCTACTACCTTCAGCCGTCCACTCAATGGCGTCTCGTAGCGCCTCATTTTCTCCCGCATGCTCGAAGGAGCCAGAGAAACGAAGGCCTGTCACAGCAATATCGGGCGTCAAACTGTCGTTCTGCTGGATCTCACTCGTTTCAACGTCTTTCGTGAACGAGACGTTCGTAACAGCAAACTCCTCGCCGCCGACCTTGAGAACAGCGTCCTGGCCGGTCTGCGTCGTATCACCAGATGTCGGATTGGTATTATTAGCCATAATAGATCACCAAATATAATAGAATTGTTATTTACGTATCCACCATGATGGAAACGTCAACTCGCTTGACGATTCCGAACGGTGCGATACCAAGGTCAATTCCAACCTCGTCAGAACTCACATCGTAGACATCAACGTACCAATTGGTTTCATCCGATGTATTCGGCTGAATTAGGCCATCAGAAGCCAGGGAACTAAGTTCAACGCTAATCAGTTCCTCAGCCGTTTCGCGTGTCTCGGGGTTATTGATACGTCCAAAGATAGACTCACCGACCTGCTTGGCAACAAGAATCGTCTGATCGACGATTCGGCGTCGCCAGAAGTCACGAGTCCAATCTGTTTCAGTAGATGTCGAGAGGTTATCTCGAAGGCGAACAGAGCCGACGTTGCGGATCGGCATGACCTCCTCGTCGCGAAGGTCATCAGCCTCACTCTTTGTGAACTCGTGCTGGATTTCTGTGAACCCACTAAGGGTGTTATTGTAGATCGGCTCGGTCAGTGTGTTACCAGCAAAGAGGCCTCCGACAGCACCCGTGAGAACACTTCCAGTATCAGCCTCTCGTGTTGGACCGAAGAGGAAGACAGCGTCGTTGTCGATATTGTCTGAGTAGTTCGCTGTGTCGATGGTCGGTGTACCATCCGAGGACGTCGAATTCGGCTGTACCGGAGCAACGGCACGAATCATCTTGTAGTCCTTGCGAAGGGTATTGACCTTTCCACTCAGCGTGCTCGTAACAGTCTCGGCCTCACTGAGGGAGCCGTAAATTCCGGTTTCGTCTTCACTAATGACACCATCGGCAGCATCGAACGCTGCGCCCCAATCACCGAAATCGTACGTGAACTTGTAGTCACCAGACGAATCTGCGTCCCACTCACCAGTCAGCGGGTTCACCTCAACTGTGTCGGAATCGCTCGCGGACGGACTCTCATAAACCTCGTTGACAGTAAGTGTGGTGTCATAGTTACCGTCAGACGAAGTGTCTTCGGCAGCCGAAATCGAGCCCTCGATAATGGGCGCATTCGACAGCGTTCCACTCGAGGAACCAGAGATAGTCTCTGTATTACCAGTTGTAATATCGAGAGCAACACCGTATAGATAATCGATGTTGGCCCCATTCGAAAGGGCATCCTTCATATTCTCAGCCAGTTCAGAACCATCACCGAATGTCCGGTCGGCATCTTGCCGACTCCGGATCTGTGTCGGGTCGTTGGCGTTCGCAGAACCGTTGCTCACATCGGCTTCACCGAAGAGCACGAGTTTCTGCGTCCGCCCGACCACGACGCCAGTAATGGCCCCACCAGCCGTCTGTACCTTGACGCCAGGGAAATCCCCAAACGTAGTAGTGCTTGACATAAAATAATCACCAAATTAGAAAGTAGTTAGGTATCTACTGATCAGTAATCTGAATCTCCCACGTATCCTTCTCACCGTCGCCGTCCGAGTCAACATGGACATATTCCATGAGGAAATCGCCGTCATCAGCGATAGCAGACGATCCGTCTTCCTCGACTTCGGTAGAGATGTCCACAGATTTCACGAAGTCCTCCGGGCCATACTCCTGGGCGGTATTGATTTCGTCGTAGAATCGAAGATTAATAGTCTGTTGCCAGCGACGAAGGGCCGGAGTTGTCGTAATATCGTCGTTGTTTTCGCCATTCCCAACGACGAATTGAGTAACTTCTGTCAACTCCCCTCCGTTCCCATCAGGAAGTGTATTGTTGTGATGGCGAGATCCCATCTGATAGGAGTCGTATTTTAGGAGGGCTCGACGAAGGGAATGACCAAGAGAATCAGGATCATTCCCACCACCTTCGGCAGTATAGATGTTGACGGCAACGGTCATCTCGAACCGAGTTCGAAAAATGTACCCAATCCGATTTCCATCGTCGTCGGTTGCATAGCCCACAAGATCTGTGTTGAACTGTGTATTGCGAACAGTATTTTGAACCTCCATCTCAACAATGGGCATCTGAAGTCCCGCCTGCCGACCATCCATATCCACTTGACGCGTCACATACGTTGTATCAGAAGGGAGATTCCCGCTGTTATGGAGCGCAACGGCAATTCCCTCAAGAACGTCTTGTGGCGTCGTCATATGGATTAATCAATCTGGTCGAATCGGATCGTGTGTTCGTAATCACTGACAACGGCTTTCTGAAGGCCGTCCTCGACGTCAGGATCGTTGATCGCATCGGCGAGGAAGTACTGTGCCTCGTTACCAGGATGCATCACAGATTTCCCACGGAAATACTTCCCTTCATTTTCCCAGTAAAAATGAAGGAATTCCGCATCTTGGGCTTTAATTTCATGAGGCTGTGCGCCTTTTTCGATGGCCTCGGCGTATTCAAGATTAGAGCCAACACGGGCTACGTATCTATCATCACGCCAATAGCCGCCACCGTACCGAATGCTGCGTTGAAGATCTCCGGGTTGGCCATCTTTCCCCGTGTGATCCATTTGATCTCCGACGGGGGCATTTTTCTTGGCTTGGGGGACAACTACATCCTCCATCACATCATCAATGCTCTCGCCAATCTCACGCCGAATTTCATCTTCGGATTTGAAGGCACGACGAACTTTGTCCGTCTGATTCTTCAATCCGTCAAACATTCCCATCAGAGATCACCCAAGTAATTCATCGGTCTCAGATTCGATACGGTTCCAATATACGAACAGTACCACAGCCGCGACGAAGGCGATACCCCACCCCACTAACATAGCCTCTGTTGACGTCGTAGACAGGGCAATAATTTTCTCCACGATCTTCATCGCAGAAGAACCAACAAACACAGAACCGAGAAGTTTCCGGGAGAAAATATGATCGATATGATCTCTAATCCGGCCCCCAGACATTGTCATGTAGCCGTGTATGTGCGGTTGTTATTGTTCCCGCCCGACTCGGCATCTGACTCGCGAATTAACTCGACCATGGACTCATAATCTTCGAGATATCGAGACGCATAGTCGTTGATCGCAGAGCCACTATCTGTAATATCCCCGAGGGAAACAGATGCAGGATCTTCTCCTGCATGGGTGAGAACATGCGTTGCCAGGTTCATCACCGCAGCCTTGTGCATGTTTGTCACGTCTTGAATTGTACGGCCGTCATTCACATCCGCTTCGAGCCGAGTCTCTGCGTAGAAGAGCGCCTTTCGCTTCTCCACATCGGTGTACTGAGCGTTAGACGTTACTTCCGTCGGATTGAGAACGTTCGACGTATCGGACGTCGAATTATTCTCGTTCGGATCAGACCCTGGGCCCGAAATCGGGACGTCATCCAGGTCAACATACTCTGGAGTATAATTATTTGGATTATCGGCCATAGAAGACGTGACAGTTTACAGGCGTACGGTTGTCAAACTGCGCAGCAGATATCTGGATAGATATCTATATATCTATCCTTCAACGGTAACAGCCGCGTCAGGCTGAACGACAACCCAGCCAATGCGGGTGTAGACGCGGTAGACCTCGGACATGGTACGAGTCTCCTCGTACTCCTCGGTCGTGATACCCTCACGGGTACCCTCGTAGCCGTAGTAGTCGGTGTCGACGAGGAACGCACCGGGGTTGGTGTTGCCAGTAATGTTGTGGTCGTCGCGAGCCTCGACAACGTCGAGACCAGCAATACGACCGATCTGGCCGGAGCGTCGCATCTCGCCCTGCATGTCCGACGCATTCAGGAAGTTGCTGTCCGACAGGAGGTCGGAGGCAGCGTCGACGTCGGCGATGAGCAGGTCCGGCTCGTAGTTCTGCTGGACCAACTGCTTACGCGCGTCGATAACGTCCGAGTACGTGAACGTCCCGTCAGCGTCACCAGCATTGCTGGACTGGGTGTTGCCCTGAAGGACGTCGAACGCCTCGCCGTTCAGAGTCTCCTGAAGTTGCCGGGCCTGCCGGTCAACCTGGTCCTGAACGATGTTGAGCATCGAGTCCTCGATGGCCTCGTGCGTCAGCGTAACCTCGAACCCGTACTTGTCGAAGGTCAGCGTCTCCTTGCTGTAACTCTCTTCCTCACGCGGGAACTCGCCACCCTCGTCAATCTGGGAGGCAAGGCCCATGTCGTCGTCCGGGACAGGGATCTCGATCGTGTTCGAGTTAATGTCCGACGCACCGGGATAGTCACGGAAGGCCTCACGGTACTGGAGGTCCTCCTGAACAATATCCTCGACGCGCTCCCGAATGACGGGCTGATTAATCGTATCGCTAAACTTGACCGTCAGTTCTTCAACTTCGTCAGTCATATCTAAAATACCTCGTTAGAAATTGTTAGAAAAATAGTATTTACCGGAGCAGGATGAGGGCCTCGTACGTGCCATCTCCATCCGGATCTTCTGCGCCCGTCAGGGCACGAACACCAGTACTTCCACCGGACTCAGCAACACCGGCAGTGCCAGAGGTGCCGGTTGCGGGTGCACCGAGTTCCGCGTTCGGACCAACACCGCTGACAACCTTGCCCTTAACAGCACCACGGTACCAGACAGTAACGGTCTCACCAGCAGCAGCGTCGTTCGACGCGATGCCGATCAGTTCGCCCGCATTATCCGTATCAGCGAGTGCAACCTCACCATTGCTGTCCAGGGCAACAAAGTCGCCCGCTTCAACATCAGCACCAGCAGTTTCCGTAATCGAATCGCCGTGACCGTATTCACGGTCTCCAAGATCAGTAGGCATAATATATCACCAAATTAAATAGTTAATGCAGTAGAACCGCTACAGTTCAACTCCCATCTCTTCGAGGGAGAGTTCGCCACTACGGACCTTCTCGGCGGTCGAATTCCAGCCGAGATTCTCGTAGTGCTCCGCGTACTGCTCGCGGAGTTCGGCCTCAGTCTCCTCGGCCTCAATCTCCTCATCAGTCTCTTCGAGTTCCTCCTCAGTGGCCTGGCCACCCTTCGGCTCGGGTTCGTCCTGGCCAGCGGCCAGTTCGGCCTCCTCGGTCTCCTCGAGCATCTCCTGAAGTTCGAAAACCGTGAACTTCGACTCGAGCATCTCCGAGTCCATCGGGTAATGGGCCTCGAGTTCGTCAGCGTAGAGAGTCTTGACGTCACCGACCGCGTCGGTCAGTTCCTCGTAATCCTCGGTCTCGACGACCTTCGGGTCCTCCGCATCGCGAAGGGCCTCAACCTGGTCACGGCCAGCGGCCTCGACCAGATCCTTGGCTTCCGAGAGTTCGTCGATCGTGTTACCAAGTTGCTCGAGTCGGCCGTCGACCGCCTCGTACTGTTCTGCCTTCTCCTCAAGTTCGGAGATTTCGTCCTGCTCAATAACGACAGGCTCTTCCATCTCTTCAATCTTCTCTTCAATATCGCTCATTGTAGAATCACCAAAGTTAGTTAGTTCAGAAAGGCCACCAGAGGAACTCTTCAGCGCAACTGCGCTGGGCGCAGTTAGGGAATCGTGTGCTGAGTCATCGCTCCAGAAGCGCACATCAGAGAGCGAAACCGTCTCGCTCTCTTCGTCCGCTTCTGGGGTGGCACTATTTTCGTCGGAGTCGCCGTCCCACTGTTTGTCGAATTCCTCCTCGACGGTATCAATAATCCAATTAACCGCTCGATCCTGAGTGTCTTCACTGATGCCCTCAACAGCCTGGACACCATGACCACCGATCGCTGCCCGAAGTCCACCGAGGGAAAGTTCCCCATTCGGTTCAACAACGGGAGCGGAAAGATCGGTATAATTCTCAGGGTCCTCAAACCCAGACTTCGAGAGGAGGAAGTGGTCGGCAATTTCACCGAGATCGTCGGTATCGAAGTCCTTCATATCGGGCTGGGACCACTGACCTGAGGTCTTCCCATCCCAATCGGGCTCGTGGAAATTCCAATCTGCTAACTCCTCATCATCCGGTTCGTCGTTAGCAGTTTGAGTGTCACTGTCCGTATGGACGTGGTAGTCAGCCTTCTCCTCAGAGATCGCCTTGATACCGATCTGGTCCTTGTCGACCTCGTGATACTCAGCCAGTACCGCCCGAACGTCTCGCTTTGCCTGTTCGGGCGAAAGATTGCTGACATCGAACGTAGCCGTCCACCGACGGATATCGTCGGCTTCTTCATGCCACGTCACGTCCTCGAGCAGAGATTCTTCTTCAGCGCCAGGAGCACTGAATTCGTCAGCGTCTTCGACGCTATCCTCATCATCGATGGACTCAGAACCAGTTTCCTCGACGTCCATCTCGGACTCGTAATCAAAAGCATCGCGAAGCGATGCTGCACTCATCTCGGTCGCTTCACCGACCTCGGCCGTGTTCGACGGAGCAGCCCCGGTCGGGACAACGCTCAGATTGTCGAACGTGATGTTCTCAACAATCTTTGCGCCACTGTCCTCGTCTTCGTCCAACTCCTCGACGGGAGCATGGTACGCACGGACAGAGACATCGAGGCGATTATTCGCGATCTTCTTCGCGAGTTCCTCGAACTGCTCGTCGATTTCGGCTTCGTACAGGACACCGACTCCGTCCTTATACTTCGCTTTCGACACCTCACCGATAACTCCTTCAACCGTATTCGTGTGGTTCTTTACCAGCGGAGTACCGGCGAGACTCTCAGCAGCCTTCTTTAGTTCTTCCGGCGGCCAGAGTTTCTTCACACCAGAGGCACCAGTGGTAATATCACCAGCACCCAGTGCGACGCCGTGGATCGTATACGGACCACTATCTCCAAGCGAATCGGAGAGTACAGCGGTCCCAGATGTAACATATAATTTATCAGTCATAATTAGCATGCACCCTTAATCTCGATAATCCCCTCGGAGCAATTATCCGAGAGTTCGCGCCACGACATCGAGTACAGGGCATCGTCCCCGTTGACGCGACGATAGATGACGTGCCCGTTAAGATCGCCACAGATCTCGAACTCGATCCCGTCCATCTCAAACCGAGTACCGGCGCTATAGATGGGATCGAGCGAGTGCTCTGGCGCGTACTCGCCCTCGTACGCAAAGTAGTAGGGTTCGTCGCCTACGTCGTAATCGACGTAGGTGATCCACGTTTGAGCGTCGTCAGACATAGTAATTATTCCGCGACGATTAGAATTTACCGCGCCATTCCTCGGTACCCAAAATCTCGTCTTTAAAAGCCGAACATATGCGCTTGCTTCCAATTTCAGAATAGCAACCGCGCCACGTACCACCCATACTCGCCCATGCGTCGAGCGCAATGGCACGAGCGGGTTCGTCGGCTTTCTCCCACGAGTCGGGCCACGAGTCAAACCCTGCGCCCGGATCTTCGACACCCGGAACGTTGATCAATTCCTCGTACTCGGCCCGAAACTGATCAAGATTACTTGGGTCGTCTATACGGTAGTAGATAGTCGCGAGATCGGCGTCATCAGCCAATTTCTTCGGATTTGGATCTTTATCTGAGATCGATCCATCGTGACTTTTCAGGGCATCAGCCCTGAAAGGTTGACTTCCACCAGTCTCGCGTGCGACAATATATACTGGTTTCTCACTGCTGGCTTCTACTGTGCTGTCTTCGCCGTCAGGCGAAGGCCAATCGAATGATTCGGTAACTTTCGAGACAACAACTCCCAGGTTCCCGTCGGAATACTCTACGATGTCCCCTTCGGAGAAAGACTCGAGGGAAGAGAAAGAAAATTCCTCCTCCGGTGGCTCGTAGACAGAAATATCCGCGATAAGACTCTCGGTCAGTTCGTCAGGCGTGAGCGAGACACGGGACATAGGCAGGTCAGCAAAAGATGAGAAAATATGGGGAGAGGGAACTCCCTCTCAGTTAATGAGTAATCGCCACGCCCCACTTAAATGGTATCCAATGATTGTTCATTTAATGCCATTACTCCGTGAGAGGAGCAATTGAAGAACGACATCCGAAATGGAATGGAGGCGTCGCAGGCATGGGATCAAAGCCAGAAAACGGCGCTACAGACGTTTGTTCCATTAACTGCTCGGAGGCGTTCTGATCATCATCAAAGTGAATCTTGGCTGCTTCTTCGCTACCACATCCAGCAGCGTCTCGACAGAGGCGCGTCGTCTTGTGGGTACACGGATTGATGATCTTATACCCAGCAATGCGATCATCCCGCTCGTACTCCTCGAGTTTCGTCGCCTCGATTGCGTTCTGCACTTGCATTCGAGAGATAATTCGCATCCGATCCTCGACCGTACTATCCGTAAACTCGTTCTCGATTCGTTCGCGAACATCCTCCCACTCCTCACCACGAGCAATACCCTGGCGAACATGTGTCTCGATTTGAGCAGCCATATCATCGGCCGCCTTCTCGACGGAGCGCTCGTAGTTCTGGGAGATCGTCATGGCCTTGCGACGGTGTCGCAGGCCATAGTCGGCGTCAATCTGTGGCTTGTGATTGTTCGACCCAAGCCGATTGAGTGTCTTCTGCGCAACACCCTCTACTTCTTCCATAGCGTTGGGCACAATCCGGGCATCCCCGAGTTCTGCCCGAATATTACTATCAATAATATTCCCAATATTGTCATCGCTCATCCCCGACCCGTCGAATCGACGTTCGAGTTCATCAAGCACAGCGTCGCGAGCGTCCGTAGCAGCGTCTGTGCCAAGTTCTTTGAGATTACCACGGTATTCATCCGTGTTGATCAGACGTGGATCTGCGAGCGCCTCAGCGTCTCCTGAGCCGCTCTCAGGGCCGCCACCCGCACAACTAAATTCTGTCGAATTATCCTCGCCCATTCCATGAGACTCGAGGAACTCATCATCCCAGATAGAGGCTTCGTTCTGCTCAGAACCTGCGTCGTCCGATCCGGAGCCACTGTCCTGTCCATCCTGATTCGGGCCAGGGTTTCGTTTGCCATCCTGCTGCGGGTTGCCGGTCGGAAGGTTATTCCCGTCACTACCGAAGCCACTCTCAGGACTGGCGTTGCCGCCCTGAGGCGAATCTGAAGTATAACGGATGGTCTGGCCGTCCTCGGGCATGAAGTCTGGGCGATTCGGATCTCCAATGTGGAGTTGGACGCTGTCGGGGTTATCGAGTCCTCGTTCTTCGGCGATCTCTTGCAGAAGCGGAGTGAACTCAGCCTCGAGTTCGCGTCGAGCCTCCCGGATCTGTCGGCGAAGGCGCTGCTGTTGGGCAGACGCCACAGGTTGTGCCACATCGGTGGCATAGCCACCGAGCGCAAACTTCGGCATCGGCATTCCTGTAACGATGTGGTTAACGTCTTCCGTGAGAGCACCCTCAAGATCAGCCGTATCGCCGGAGATAGTGTCGATGTCAACGTCGCCGGAAACCCCCTGCTTCATCGAGGGCTTGAAATTATCCATCTCATGGTGCTCCATGAAGTCCTCGACCTCGTCGAAGTCCCACGGATCATCCTCAGTCCCGAACTTGAACAGCCAGAACGGGTACGCCTTCGACGCGATCGCAGCGTCGTTATCCTGCAACTTCTTCTGTCGGGCCTCAACCCGAGGTGCAACGGCTTCGATCCGAGACGTCCCGAATACTTCACCGACGTCAGCGTCGCGAGTAAACTTGATCAGTTCGTCCGTCGTAAACGGAATATCCGTCTCATGTCCTTCTTCGCGCCGACGACGCCACCGATTGAGGGACGTGTCATACTGCACGTACGCCGCGAACTCGTCGTCTTCTGTCTTTGGAACGTCGTCGCGAACTTCCGGCGGAAGATTTGCATCAGGCTCGATTAGCAGATTCGTACGCGGGTGCGTGTAAACCTCGAACTCTTCCGGGTTATGGAGGTAGAGAGCAACGACCTGATCCGAATTCCGACCACGGACCTTCTCGATGAGCGTCGTGCCACGAACTTCGCGCTGAACGATAACCTTCCGACAGAGAAGAGTGAAATCTTTATTCTTCTCACCCTCAATAATTGCACACTCACGAAGCCACTCAGTAAGTTCCTCAACTGTCTCCTCGTCTTCGGCCGTTACGTACCAGCCAGGTTCGACAACCTCACGACTGAACGCCGTGATCGGCTCACGAATCAGCGGCTCCGTTTCAAAGAGCCGCCAATACTGCTGCATCTCGTCCTTGGGTGGATCATTCCGATCGACACCCCCATGCTTGACTTCTGTTGATGCTTTCCGATCGCCCTTCGGTGAAGGGTCGTCCGGAGCAAACAATTCCTCGACCGTATCCTTTAGATCATCATAGAGTCCCATAGATAGATACCTATGTATATATCTGCAATTCAGTCACGCAGGGAACCGAGATTAATCGGTTTCTTGATTCCCTTATTCGAACCACGATTCCCCGTCGAATCACTCGCCCAAATAGCCAGGCACACCGCGTCGACGTAGTCGTCACGGCCACCGTTACGAGCGTGAATCGAGAGATTCCCACTCTGCGTCTCGTTGTACCCCATCGACGTCATCTGCTCAATGAGGGTCTCGTCCTTCGGCAACGAAATGGCTCTAATGTCATTCCCATGCTCGTCCTGGCCCTCGACAGTTTCCATGGCTGCCTTTGCAGTCTGATAGATAGACTGCTTCTTCTGGATAGAGAATGTCTCCCCCTTCACTTTTCGACCAACTTCATTCTCAAGAATCTCCATCGGACCAGCACCGAGCCCCGTCTCGTCGACGAGGATCTTCTTGAAGTCATACACCTGATCGAGCGCCTTGACCCGCTGAACAGAGTCTGTGAGATCGATCCGTTCATACTCCTCAATCGAGAACACATTACCGTTCGAATCAATAAGAGCCATAACCGTACTGTCGGTCCCGTGTCGCGCAAGGTCGACGCCAAGATAGACGTCGTCGGTCTCCTTCTTCACATTGGAGTCAACACACGACTTCACGAGATCCTGGGAGAAGAACGAGTTCGCGTCCTCTGTGAACCGACCATACACCTCCTGGTCGATCGTGACTTGCGTTTTCCCGGACATGAAGTCGTCAATCTTCTCCTCCGAGGCATGGGGGTTATCGTACGAAGAAATGCCTCGCATCTCCCCATCACGCTCTTCGTACGTGGAGTACCAGTTCGGATCAGTAGCCTTCTGATAGAAGTAACCACTCTTCCCGAAGGGAGTGGAGATAAGCACCATCTTCCCGTCGGAAACGAACATCATGGGCTCGAGGACGTCCTCGAAGATGTGATCCTCGATAAAGGCCGCCTCGTCGACGATCACCATGTCCGCTGTAAACCCACGAATCTTGTTTCCAGAGCGACCTGTGGGGACACACATGATACGTGACCCGTTATCAAACTCCATGATGGTCTGCGTCTGTCGCTCAATGCCCCACATTTCGTCCGACATCTCGGACTCACCAATCTCTCCCTGAATCGTCTGGAAGAGTTCACTCGACTGACGAAGTGCGTCTGCTGTAACCAGTGTCGTTGTATTCGGATGAGTCACAGCAAAGTGAAGAGCCATCCACGACGCCACTCGGGACTTCCCAACCTGTCGTCCGGCAACAAATGCCTTCCGTTCGGCCGGGTGGTCCATAAATTCCTTTTGGTAATAAGTAGGTTCAATTCCAATAATATTTTCTACAAATTTCGACGGAGTCTCGCGCAACTCCTCTTTAGATAAACTATCTGACATATGCGACATCGACCGCGAAGCGATCGAATGGAAACTACGTAATCGCCGTAACGGCGATCACGGCTCTGCTCCGACGATTAAATCTGCAAGTAACGTACCGCACTCAGCACAGGTAAATTCCTCAGAAATCCCATCGGCCTCGGTGTAGACGTAGTTATGACCGCAGTCACACGACTTTACATGTTGTGGCTTGAGAATATGTCTCATAAGAGTGGCAAGTAGAAAATTGAACTAAAACAAACTATATATTAGTTACTATCTACTCAAACTTAAAAGTTTCGAATATTTATGCGAGTAGATGGATACTGTAGTCGCTCGAGGAGCCGGTCTGGTTCTCGATCTCGAAGCGTGCGTTCGTCCCATCCCAGTAGACGTTCGTGGTACCTGCGTTGCCCTCAGTCGCGCTGAACGCGCTATCAGGGTCGTTGACGAGGTGCCTATGTGTGAAGTGTAACTTGGTAAGTTTGGTCGTATCCACTGTTTGTGTCTTGTACCAGTGCGCTACCATCGTAATAGATTTGGACTCCTCCACCATTCCCCTGTTCTGTGATGCTTGATCCTCCTGCAACTTTCGTCACACTTCCACTACTTCGGTCCCAGTAAAAGATTGCTGCTTGATCGAATCTGCTATCATTGAATATCAGAAGGCCACTTGGTGGGGTTGCAGTGTCGAATAGTTGTGCGCCTGTGGCATTAGCAGAGACTGTATCTGAATAGGTGAGAATACCCGATGTAACGCTATTATTATCTTTATTTGCGGTGTTCTCTAACTGTCTGTGATTATTTCCTACAGTTGTCCCACCGTTCGGCACCTCGACGTTGCCACCCTCGTTGGCGCGAAGGATGTCTTGGGCGTTTGCATTGTCGTAAATTGTAACCCGACCACTACCCGAGCCTGATGTGAATAAATGACGTTCACCATCCTCACTCGCCGTTAGAACTCTCCCAGTAGATAACTTCAGA